AACCTATAATTTGCCGTCAGATACTGTGGATTTGCTAGAGCATGTAATACGCACGGGTGCTGGCAGTGCATCAACGCAAGCCGATCTCACCATAACACGTATTAGCGTGTCTACTTACGCCACAATACCTAACAAACTATCACAAGCTAGACCAATCCAAGTGTGGATTGAGCGTCTGCAAGAAACACCAAGAATTACTGTTTGGCCTGTACCAGATAACACGACTACGTACACCTTCGTTTACTGGAGATTACGTCGTATTGATGATGCTGGTGGTGGCCCAAATACAATGGACGTTCCATTTAGATTTATACCTTGCATGGTTGCTGGATTAGCTTATTATGTCGCTATGAAAGTACCGGGTGGTATGGATCGTCTACAAGTGCTTAAACAGCAGTATGATGAAGCATGGGATTTAGCTAGCTCTGAAGATCGTGAGAAGGCAGCGGTTCGTTTTGTTCCTCGGCAAATGTTTATTGGCGGTTCGTAATGGGTAATAGGTTTGCATCTGGTAAGATAGCGATTGCCGAGTGTGATCGTTGTGGTCAGCAGTTTAAGCTTAAGAAACTGAAGACGGAGATTATCAAGCAGCGTAAGTATGAGTTATTAGTTTGTCCTGAGTGTTGGGATCCAGATCATCCGCAGTTGATGTTAGGTACGTTTCCAGTAGATGATCCACAGGCACTAAGGAATCCACGTAGAGATACGACGTATGTAACATCTGGTGTGAATGTAAATGGTAATCCGTCTGGTGGTTCTAGGGATATACAGTGGGGTTGGAGACCGGTTGGTGGGGCAAGTTCACTCGATGCACCGTTAACACCTAATTATTTAGTAGCTACTACAAGTGTTGGAACAGTAACAATTTCATAGGGGTAAATTATGGATAAGAAAGAAGATATGAAGACGGACAAAGCGCAAGACAAAGCTATGATTAAAAAAGCTTTTAAACAGCATGATGCCCAAGAACACAAAGGCGGCAAAGGTACTTCTTTGAAATTAAAGAAGGGCGGCATTACTTCAATGGATGCTAAAAAGTATGGTCGTAATTTAGCTCGGGCTATGAATCAAAGGGGTAAATAATGGCTAAGTTCTCAAAGAAAGTTATGGGGAAAGAAGTTGGTCAAGCCGCTGTTTACGCCAAACCACATACTATGTCAGGTAAGTCTGTAACTGTTGCAGAGAACCCCGGCAAGGAACCTAATCGTAGTAAGTTAGACACATACGATATTAGCCTTGGTAACATCAGCAAATCAGCTGGTAATGAGCCTGTTAAGACTGACGGTATCAAAATGCGTGGAGCAGGTGCAGCAACCAAAGGCGTAATGTGTAGAGGCCCAATGGCATGACGTACACCGAACTTGTTTCGTTAGTTCAAGACTACTGTGAGAATACATTTCCTACGGTAGATATGAACACGTTTATCAAGCAAGCAGAGCAGAGAATTTACAACACTGTTCAGATTGCTAATTTACGTAAGAACGTAACGGGAACGGTTACGTCTAGTAACAAGTATCTATCTGCCCCAACCGATTTCTTGTCGGTATATTCTTTAGCAGCTTTTTTGACGGCATCCACTACAGCTACGGGAACATCCGGCGCTCTTACTATTGTTGTAGCAAGTGCTACCAACATAGAAGTTGGGCAGTATGTATCAGGATCAGGTATCGGAACGAGCGCTGTGGTCACAGTAATCAGTGGGACTACCATTACCCTATCTGTAGCTAACAGCGGCACTGTAGCTGGTGCGGTAACCTTCCAAGGCGATTATCTGTATCTCTTAACCAAGGATGTAAACTATCTGCGGGAAGCATACCCCAATCCTAATTACTTGGCAGAGCCAAAGTATTACGCTATCTTCGGGCCTAATTCAAATGATGTAAACGAGCTATCGTTTATTCTTGGCCCAACCCCTAATGCTACTTACACGGTAGAGTTACATTATTACTACTACCCAGAATCTATTGTCACTGCGGCAACAACTTGGCTCGGCGATAACTTTGATTCCGCGTTGTTATATGGCACCATGTGTGAAGCTATCACTTATATGAAGGGTGAGGCTGATATGGTTAAACTGTACCAAGATCGGTACGTTCAAGCCATTGCATTGCTCAAGAACTTGGGTGATGGCAAGCAGCGTCAGGATGCTTACCGTAATGGTCAAACTAGGGTTGCTGTATCATGAGCATAGTCCAGACGCAGACAACTAGCTTTAAGAAAGAACTGTATCAGGGTGTGCATGACTTAAGCACCGATACGTTAAAGATTGCTTTATACACCGCGAGTGCTGATTTAAACGCGGATACAACTGTGTACACAATTACCGGTGAGGTTTCTGCTACAGGATATACAGCTGGCGGGTCAGTATTAACAGGCGTAACAATTGAATCATCAGGCAGTGTTGCGTATGTAAACTTTGCCAATGTGTCATGGGCAGCTACAATAACGGCTAGATGTGCATTAATTTACAATTCAAGCCAGAGTAACAAGTCTATTGCGGTGTTGGATTTTGGATCAGATAAGACATCTTCTGCGTTCACAATCACAATGCCTTCTAATACATCAACTACAGCCCTCATTAGGAGTTCAAATTGATTACGACAACTAAAGGCGATATGGATGAATCCTTGCTAGAGAAGCGCGAGGGGTCTATTGATAATGATAATGAAATGACTACATGGGTTGAATATTGGTTAGATGGTGAGCTAGTTCACCGTTCGGTACATGTCACTCTTAAAAAAGTGCCATCTTTTGCGGGTGCTGAACTCGCGTCTATTGGGTAAAAGGAAATATCATGGCAAACACACAAAGCATGTGTACTTCGTTTATGTCTGAGTTAATGCTAGGTCAGCATCAGCTTGGCACGTCTACGATTGTATCCAGAGGCAGTTTAACGGCTCCAACAACTGATACGGTTAAGGCGGCTCTATATTTAGCATCAGCTACCATTAATGCAGCCACTACAGCTTATACAGTTACGGGTGAAGTTTCCGGAACAAACTATTCTGCGGGCGGTGTAACGGTAACGAATGCTACGGCTCCTACGTCAACCAACAGTTCTTCAACTGCGGGCGTAGCTTACTGGACTCCATCAGCTTCGATTACTTACACAACGGTAACGCTGACAACCGCGTTTGATACAGTTTTGCTTTACAACTCAACTCAGTCTAATAAGGCAATCTCTGTTCACACGTTTGGTTCACAGACTGTAACCGCAGGTACGTTTACATTAACTATGCCTTCCAATACTACGTCGACTGCATTATTACGTCTATCTACTACCTAAGAGTGAATCATGGCTCTAGGCTGGGGTGACAACGCGTGGGGCGACAATGGTTGGGGCGGCACTCTTAGTCTAACCGGCGTAGCAGGAGCCGGTAACGTAGGAACGGCGGTAGGCGATCGCACTATTGCTTTGACGGGTGTAGTAAGTAGCGGAGTTTTAGGAACAGTAATACCTAGCACTTCAGAAGCGGAAGATGGCGATGTAGCCATAGGTGAAGTAGGAACAGTAGCACCAACATTGACATTGGCTTTAACAGGTGTTTTAGCATCTGGCGCAGTAGGCACAGTTACACATAGCAAGACCGCCGATTTAACAGGCGATGCAGCAACAGGTGCGGTAGGCAGTGTTGCGTTAGGCACAAGAAGTTTACCGTTAACCGGTAATGTGGCAAGCGGTGAAGTAGGCTCGATAGTGCATGGTAAGGAGGTTGCAGTAACCGGAGTCGCAGCATCTGGTGCAGTTGGAACGGTTGTTCAAAGCAGAACCGTAGGTGTAACAGGTGTTGATGCAACAGGTATAGCCGCTCAAGTTATTGTTCCGTTACCATCAAATCAGGCTAATGGCGCAGTAGGTAGCGTTACATATGGTTTGACGATAGAGTTAACAGGAGTTGGTAGCACAGGTGCAGTAGGATCGGTTAGTTTAGCACCAAGAATATTTGGTTTGACGGGGGTTGCAGCAACAGGAAGCGTTGGAAATGTAGTAGCGGTTTATTGGAAACCGATACCTGACGACACTAATGCAAACTGGCAAAATATCACTGGCGAACCTAGCACTACTTGGAGTAATTTAGGAACAAATACGCCAGTAAATTGGCAAGAAGTTACAACGGTTTAAAAGGAAAATAGCATGGCATCCACCTATTCAACAAACTTGGCAATCGAACTCATCGGAACCGGCGAACAGTCTGGAACATGGGGTGTAACCACTAACACTAACCTTGGCACATTGCTAGAGCAAGCCATCAGCGGTTATGTAACCCAAG